GGCGTATCCTCAGAGCCAAGAATTTGTACCCACGCTCCCCAGTCGTTGTTTCCGGCGTCGATTACGAATGGGTTAACGCCAACCCCCAGCGGGTCAGCAATATGCGTTTCACCAGATGGAGTGACCGCCGCGCCATAGAAGTGCTCGTATGAGTGAAGATGTTTTTCAATTTCGGCGACACGATAACCGAGACTGTTGGATGTTCCAGAAAGACCAGCGCTTGTTTGTGTATCAAGCGATGTGGCCGCGGGTGGCGGCGCTATTAACGTGTTATTCATTTTTACACCGCCATTTGTGAAGCGTGGATAACTGCGCTCGTTGCAGTCGTTCTGATGAATTTAGCTGCTTCGGCCATCTCAACGGTCCACACACCCGATGACCCCGCCGCGATAACATGTCCGTTTGTGGTCGTGGGCGCGCTGTCATCAAACGTGACCCGGCATTCCGCGTCTTCTGATGTCCAAAAAACATGTGAGGTACCGACGGCGAACGCGCTAAACTGCACGCCGCCGACGGTATTGTCTACTGTTAGTCGTTGGTCTGCTGCTGTTCCGTTTGGCCGCAAAGCCTCAGATACTAAAACGAAGGAGGCCATTTCATCTCCTAAGTCGCAGCGACAGCCTGCATGATACCCGCATTGCCGCCTGCCGTAATGGTTCCGGTATTTAGAAACATAACGCCCCGATCGTTTGTATCCCAATCGGTCGCGCCATGCAAAACCGAATTAAACAGGTAGAATGTGCGTGGCGCGCCAACGCCCGCCGGGATAGTAAAGGCGCTCGTCATTGCCGTGGCTGACGTGTTCGTAAACAGGCAGTTTCGGAAAACGTTGTAGCGGTCAAAGCCGGTCGCGTCTGCCACCTCTACAAACGCAGCGCCGGCATTACCGGCGTACATCGTGAAATAGCAATCCTCGAATTTGTTCCGGTGGGCTTCGCCATCGAATAGCAGTGCTACTGCGCCCGTCGCTGCTTCAACCGTATCGACGCCAAACGTGCAGTTTACAAAACGGTTCTCCTCTGCTGCGTTAAGCTTCAGGCTTGCGCAGCCGTTGATTGCCATCGTTGCATGACCGCCGCCGGCGAAATGCACATCCTGAAAATAGTTCCGTCCGCCCGTAACCTGCACGTTGATAAGCGAGGTTGCGTCATCGACGCCCTGGAAAATGTAGAAATTTGAGAAAATGCACCCGGTCGCCGTGATGTTCAGAAGCGGCGATAGCCCGGTCGCGGTAGACGCCTGAAAGATTCTGGCGCGGGTCGCCACGCCGGTTGGCGCAGCGATGCCGATGAGATGAGTATAGTTTTTGTCCCACACTAGGGTGGCACTCAACGAATCTGAGGATGATCCGGCAACATAGAATACCGTATCGTGCTGATTAGCAACACATTTAGCCTCCGCTGCCGCGATAGTCGCTAGCGGTTGATCTAAATTAGTCCCGGCGTTGCCGTCTGAACCGTTGGCGGGATCAACAAAATAGTATTTCGAGTTTGGCCCGAACGGAATACTAGTTCCAACCGGAACTCCCCCCAGATGATAAAGCATGTCTTGATGGGTTGTCATTAGGTCACCTCGTGGCCGTACACCCAGCGCCAGTCCGACCAGCCATAGTCGTACATCATATGGCCTGCGTAGGTGTTTTTGCGATAGCCGCTCGCGCGTTCGTTCAACGCGATGGTTGGAGCATCGGACTGAATCCAGTGGTTTTGCAGGCGCGCGAACCGGCTATCAATCATGAACCAATTATTGGTGTCTGATAGATAGCGCGAGGTCAGAACGCGCAGCCCGGTAGAGCCGATAAAATTACCGTCGTTGTCGGCGGTGGTCGGGCGCCCCATGCTTTCTACGATAGTCCATGCCGTTGCTTCGAGCTCGATGGGAACAATCAGCATGTCGGGCGTGACGTTCTGCTCGTTGCCCCTGCTGTCAGTAAACCGCATCATGAGTTGTCGGGTAGCAACCACAGCATCATAGCTCAATGCTGTGGTTCCTTTATTATCTTTCGCCGTTGTGTCGGTCGGGCTTGTCGGATGGTCGTCAGCGCAGAGCTCTTTGCTGTCCGGGCCAAGATAGGAAGATGAGAATGCATTGTTGAGCGTGCTGTACGCATCGCGCAGGATTTGGCGCGAAAAACCGGTCGCCAAATCTCGCACACGCCGCGCAATTTCGGCGGTTTCGTTAAACTGAATCATCTCTTCGGTAATATCAACACCGAGGTCTCGCGACCCCTGCGTAAAGGTTTTCTTGAAAAGTTGCTCGCGCGTATCGCGCGGCAGGTCGCCGCCCTCTGGACGTGTTGGGATTTGCCCGACAGCGCCAATGCCAAAAATGGTCGCAACTTTGTTGTCAGTTGCCATGACATCGTACCAAAGACCGATGGATGCCAGTTCATCTTGGAAGGTATCCATTGTCTCGTCCCAAATTTTGATGATATTGGGTTCGAGAGAATACCCCCAGTTGTCGGTAATAACAGGAACACTAGCCATTTTTCTTACTCCTTAGTACCCGTAGTCAGTGACGCTAAACGACACAAGCACGGAGGTTCCGGCGGTGTTTAGCACCTTCCACACGAAAATGCAGCCGTCCGTGGCGTCGGCTACATCCACGGTTTGCGTGGTTGCGTTGATGTCGTACAATTTCGCGCCGAGGATGATGCTAGATGCATCGGCGTCGGCAGTTGCGATGTAGCGGTGGTCAGGCTCGATGATTGCGACTTTATGCAGCGGCCCACCGGCAGCAGCGCCGGTCGTTACATCTTCGGCCATGATGCCCATAACCGTATCGGTCGAGGCTCCGGCCTTTGCGATTTTGTTGCTTGACTTAACCACCAAATCGCCAGCAACCAGCGTTTGGCTGTCAGCGATTGGCAGTTCTACAATTGTTGGCGCTTGATTAGAGCCGCCAACCCGGTCGTAATACGTGAATTTTCCGGCCATTTTTTTTATCTCCGTTGTCGCCGCGCTTTTATGGCAGCGACTTCTTTGGGGTCGTTTCCGAGTAATTCTGCGAAATATGCCTCTTCCTCTGTCAATTCGATAATCGGGGTCTTTGATGTCAGCGGCGCGGTGCTGTGTGCGTTCATATCCAGTTTGACGGGCGCGGGTTTCCGCAGTCGATCCATGTTTGTATTCAGCCACGCCAACGTATCGCGCGGGTCCGAAAAACCAGGGACTAGCGAACGCATGTCCTCTGGGATTTCTTCAACGCGAGCGGCGATGGTTTCTTGTAATGCCGCTGTGAGATGTTCGACCCGCTCTGCCTCGCCTAAAAGCGCTTTGATTTTTGCATCGCGTTCTGCCAAGAGCCGGTCATACTCACCGCGCTTTTTTGCCGCCTCCTCTTCGCGCTGTCGTTCTGCCGCCTCGTATGCGGCGACTTTTGCGGCAAGCTCTGCGGCTTTCGCAGCCTCGGCCTTGCGCGCTTCGTTGACTTCGCTAAAGCGACTCTGCGGAATCATGTTTTCGGTGGCCGGTTCGGTTTTTTGCGTCCCCTCGGACGAAATAGCCACCACATTATTCTCGGTCGGTTGAGTCGGCTGTGCCTCTTCGTTTGTCTGTTTCTCTGACATCGTTTACTCCTATTTTCGTTTTTTACGCCCAACGCGGCGAACTCCTAAATAAAAAGCGCGCATCACCTAATGGTGAGCGCGCCGGTTTCCCATTCGCGTAAATTGCCCTGGCGCTGTGCGCCCTGGCTATGTTGTAGTCAGTTTATCATCAAATTATTACAGCGTCAAGCGGCATTACATTAGTTTGTAATTTCGCGCGACCGTTCCTTAAATTGCCGCGCTGTCATGCTGCGCTGCATTCCTAACGCATCTTCGATTGCGTACAGCTCTATAAGCAGCGCCTCGCGCCGCGCCTCTAGCACCTTGCGCAGGTCGTTGGCGGTAACCGGTTGGATTAATGCGATTTCTAAATCATGTGTATTGTTTTCCATATCAGGCTTCCTTCACATTAATATTAAGCGCCGCCAAATGCGCGCGAGCCTCTTTTTCGGTTTTGTGCCGCTTGAAGACTTTCCACTTGCCGCCCTTCTGCACAAGAATAATCCTCTTGTTGTTTTTCGCCAATCTATACGGCATTTTGATTTACCCGATAAAACTCTTTGGCGTCCTTTTTACCGAGCATCTGTACAAGCGACTTTGGCACAACTTGATTACCGTAAACCGAATGATCGTACTCGCCTGGGAAATCCTCAACTTTAATTTTCCCGGCCTCCCATGCACGAAAAGCTGCACTGCCCATCCGTCGTCTTTGCTCCTCTTTTGATAACGTATCAAACCATACGGCGCCGGGTGTGACATTCACGGGCGGCAACCCCTTAACCTGCACAATCGAAGTACAGAGACCGTTGTTGTGATCGTCTATTCGTTCATCAATTGGCAAGCGCTGCCCGTGCAGCGCAATACAAGCCATGCAAGATTCGGATTTTAGCGCCGACAACCTAACCTGATACTCTAAAATATCGGCGTTTGCGACACGATTCGCAACCGCCGCCTCACGGTAGCTCGTTACTTGCAGCGTTCGCATAATCGCGTTAGCCTGCGAAACTGGCATATCTTTTGACATGCGTACAATTTGTCTCGCTATAGTGCGT